CGGCATCGGTCGCCACCAGCATCGACTGGATTAAGTCCATTTTCTGCTTCAGATACTCGGTATTCAGATCCTTCGCATCGTACTCCAGCACCAGAGCGGTGTTATGCTGGATCGATTTTCTGTCGGTTTGAGGCACACTCTGCGGATCGCCCGAGATCGCAATCCAATCATTGGGATCCATGTACTGTTCGCAGAGTTCGTAGATCAATCCGTATACCTCGCGCAGCTCGCCCAACCACGCATCGATCAAACGTTGCTGCTTGCGCAAGACCTTGTTAGGATCAACGCCTTCCCAGCTTTTGCCGAAATAATTGTATGCGCCCCTTATCGTCGTATTCTCCACCTCAAACGTGGTCTGATCTAGCGGTGGCGGCGCTAGCCACGCTAGTTCTCCTGGGCGCATCACTTGTAACTGCGCTCGCGGTCCTAGCCGGTACTGCTGTTTTCCACGACCAAGCGGTACTTGCAGTGGCGGAAGCGTGCCGAGACTTGTCCGATCATTTCTCGAGTCGCGTTGATTCTTGATCTCGGCCTGATGCGTCATCTCGATGTCGGCTATCCCGCGAGCTTCAACCGCAGAGCGACTTCGGCGTTCACGCATGCACAGGACAAAGGGAAATTTGCCGTGATTATAGGGATTAGGCAGCCGCCGGCCGATCACGTCGGTTACCGGCGAAAAAATCGTCACGTTTATCCGGCGCCGGTTACGCGAATCCTCCCCCCGGTAAAAGGCGTAAAAGACTTCGCACATCTCCCGCATCTGATCGACGTAGATCCGGTTCCCGCTATAGCGAAAGAGCGTATCGGAGTAGTTGCGTAAACCCAGAACACTGGAGCCGGCCGAGTTCAGAATATATTTAGTGAACTTCGGATCCCATTGTTCGTACTGAGCCCGGTCTTCGACAGTCGCCTTGGGGATCACGTCCCGGCGCACGATCCAGGGCAAGAGCTGGAGGTTATAGGCTCCACGAAGAAAAAAGACGTCTTGAAAAGTGCGTAACGCCGTCACTTTCGGCCGGGTTTCTTTGATATAGGGGTTATCGTACTGGAACTGCCCGGTCTGCATCAGGCTGCCCAAAGCAGCCATCGGGTTCTGCACCTGGGGAAAGATCTGCCCGAAGAAGGCGAGTCCCTGCTGAATATCGGTCCGGGTCAGTTGCCCGCGGTTGCTCAACATGTAGGCAAGCACGTCGCCCAGCTCCGGGATCTGCTGGGCGAGCGCCTGAATGTCCTGCATCGTGATCGTCACGACCTCGGAATCAAAATCCATATACCAATCGATCGCCATCACACTCGAACCGTAATGCTGGCGCCATTGGGCCAGGAGTTCTTTCTCCTGGTCGAGTTCTTCAGCCATCATCGCGCGCACGACATAGTCCAAGACCGCAGTCTGGCTGGTTGCGGCTTGAGCGAACGTGGAATTGACCGGCACGGTCTGCATATGGCAGTTCTTGTCTGCCGTGCGCATGATATCGACGTCGTCATTGACAATGTCGTCGACGAAAAAGGGCCGCATATCGCTCGCGCCTTCCCACGGGAATACGTCGCTGCCGGTATATTTAGAATATTTGCGCCCGTCGTTGGTCTGCCCGTTCCACCGGCAGTACCGGGTGTCGTCGAGCTCAGTCATCCAAGCCATGTACCCGCTCGCCTCGGTCACGGCGATCAGGAACTCTTCTTTGACGCGATCGAAGTTCATTTTGGTTTGCAGTAGAGCATGGTCGTTGCCAGGATCTCGGTTTTTTCGTCACCTTCAGCGACAGCCTGCCGCAAGCGCCGGTTCCAGTATTCAAACCATTCTAGATCGGTCATGTGGCTTTTTCTTCGGGTTCGTAGAGTTCGTACCCGTCGCTATGAAGGATCTGATGCCGTTCGCCTACCTTCTTTTCCACGTAACGCTCGAATGGCTCCGGCTGCGGCCTGAAATCGTCAAAGGCTGTATCGATGTCGTCCAACAGATCCCAAAGCTTCCTTTCGCGTTCGGTGATCATCCTAATACCCGCTCGGTTCGATCAACATTAACGATTCGCCCACATCCTCTAGAGTAGCAACGGCAACCCAGCGCAGGCAGTCGACGGGATCTTTGCAGGCGCCGGTTTTCTCGTCTTTGCCGGTCCAGACTTTCAAAGCGAATATGAGCGCTCGGCATGCGCTTGAGATGAACAAGCTCGGTTCTGCGCCAGTTCCCGGCTCAAAGTCAAGCATCGAATTGATCAGCGAGACGCCTTCCTCGAGGGTATCGTTCGGCGCGGGACTAAACGGCATCCCTAAAACCGCGCATTCTTCCAAGAGCGTTGTGGCAGCGTCCGCCGCGTTGGTGGGCGTGTTTCCGAACCGGCTATCCATCCAGCGCTCAAGCACCACCTCGCCCTTTTCGAGAGTCGTCTCGTCCTTAGCCGGCAGTTGCCCCTCAAGTCTCCGAATCTCTTCTATATACCGGCTGATACCCCAGCCAAAGCTCGTCTGGGCGCTTCCCGCTCGCCCATCGGCTTTGCGCCCGTCTGCCTCGGCCCAAGGACCAGGGTCACCCACCCCGGTGATGTAGACGCCTTCAGCGGGCCATTCTCTATAGACCCAGTGCCGGCCACGTGCATCGACCCGCACCCAAAGCATAAACCAGTTACGCTTGCTGGCAGGATCGCAAAAAAAGTAGTTCGTGCCGCTTACCGGGAGATTTTCGGGCTCAAAAACGTGGATCCGTTCCCGGAACTTCGGAAACCGGCTCGCGATCGCCTTGGTCGGCACCCCGTAAGCCCGGGTCTTGATTTCGCTCTTGGGCGCACCTTCGAGCGTCTTGCGTATATTAATATACCCGCCAAAAGGGTTGTCACTGGTCCAGAAATAGATCACACACGCGCCCCGGCGCACACAATGCTGGACCCGGGGCATCTTTTGGTAGCCTAAGAGCTCCGCCGGCTCTTCCTCGACTGTCCGGGCGCCGTCCAGGAACTCTTTAATCGCCGGCGAATAGCCTTCGATAGGCGTAAAGGTGATCAGCAAGAGGCCGCCCCGGGTCACCAGCCGGTACCGGAGCGTTTCGATCCAGGAGAGCGGCACCAGCTCGTCGCACCAGATCAGATCGCAATCCCCACCCTCGATTACCGTGATTTCCTGGGCGTAATTTCTGAAAACGCACTCGCTCCCGTTGGGAAAAATGAACTTGTTCTCGCTAAAACCGTTTTTTTGCGTGTACGCGACGTTGGTTACCCGGCCCTTTTTGACGTCTTTAAGCTCGCCTGGCACGTACTTCCAAACGATCGGTTGCTGCATCTCCACACTATTGGGCTCAGTCGTCTGCAAACACCATACCCGCCGTTTTTCGGCTCCAAGAAGGGTTTCAATGGTCTTAAACCCCGCAAATTCGCTCTTGCTTGCCCGGTTCCCGCCCAAAACCAGGATCTCCCTAAAGCCCTCGGCGATCTTGCGCTCGACTTTCTCCCATACTTTGGGCCGGTAGCCGTAATAAAATGGGTCAGCTACCTCTAGCTCAATCCGCTCGTTGCGCTTGAGCAGGTACGCTTGCGCCCCTTCGGGATCCGCCTCGTACTGTTCCCGGCTCGGCAACGGGTAAACGGGATGGTCATGCAGTTTGATGTTGCCTCCTGTGTCTTTTCTGCCATTCCATTCGGCAAACAGGACAATAGCGCCTACGTTTCCCTGTCCTCCTTAGAAACCCTTGGTCAATCACATAGTCATGTCCTTTGGCGCAATGTGTTTTATGACCATTAATGTACGAAACCACCTTCGGTGAAAGTTCTACATGCTCTTTGCGAGTCACTGCAATTAGGTGTTCCGGATTTACGCAAAGCGGGTTGCCACAACTATGATGGATTTCTTTGCCTTCCGGAACCGCTCCTTTAAAAAGCTCGAACATGATCCGATGGGCGCCTCGTTTTTTGCTTTTCTGACTGACACTCCCATAGCCTCTTTTGCCTATTTGGCCTTCCCATACCCAGCATCCGGAGGCTCTAATACTAAAACTGATCGTTGGACCTCTTCGTCTCACGGAAACTCGACCACCTCATGCACCTCTTCCACCGTGAACCCGGTGTCCCGGTCGCCCCCGCCGGCGTCCCGCCCTAAGATTATCGCCCGCCCGTAGATCGGCCAATCGTAGCCCTCAATCCTAAACGAGGCCAAATCCTTGCCAATCCCACCGTCATCAACCACCACCGTTTCAGTCCGCCCCAGCGGATGACAAAAATCAAGCGCCTCAGCGCCAATGAGCTTGTGCAACTCTGCAAGCGTAAAACCGCCCTCCCTCTCGATGTACTCCACACTCTTCTGAACCGGATCAACCAGGATGCCTTTCACTGTGCTCAACACTCAATCTATCGGGTTGGAGTACGGCCCGCTCTTGTCCGCGCAGTCTTGAACCGCATCCCGGCGAAGGAGCCTGATTAATCGCAGGTATTTCGCCGCCTCTAAAGCGCACTCCAGCGAACCGGCAGCCTCGCCTGCCAAGAGTAATTCTTCGCTCATCTCAATACTTGCTTGCGCTTTATCAAGCAGGCTCACTCTGGCCGCCTTCCGTCCTTGACTACCTTCGCGTCCTCCAGCTTCCTGCGGTGTGCTCATGCCGTCCTCCAAACCCAAATCAGCGCCCCAACCGCTAAAACCCACATCACCATTGCCTCAGGCACGCTCATCGCAGCTTCTCCCATAACCCCTCCAATAATTCGTGCTTCGCTCGGGTTTGCCCAGTGCACCGCTCGTTCCCGCGCAATAACCGGTAGTATTCCAAATGCTCTTTCAGTATCCCTAAAACGTACCCTGCCTCCTCCACCGAAAGTTCCACCTTTACTTTGTCCATCATTGCCTCCCCCCATTCTGCCGCTCCCTAATCCCCTTTAACCGCACCCACCGCCGCAGCTCCAGCCGCTCCTTAATCAGTTCCCGCGTCATTACATGAATCTGCCAGCTCGCCCATACCAAACCTATACTCCAGATTATTAGTACACAGGTTGCTGCTAACTCGAAATTATTTATCGTTTCCATCATCTGTCTTGGTACCATTCTTCACCATCCCAGCGTAATCCTAACCAAACCCAAACACTAAAAAGACATTGTTCCGATAAAGGTCGCCGACCATTCTCAATCGCCCGAACCGATGCCAGAGAAAAATGAATCCTCTTAGCCAAATCTTCTTGGCGCATAGCTCGACCAGTTTGGCTAACTATATTACGTAATCGCCGTAACGGATTATCAAAACGCTCGGCCCCAGTCGCAGACATCTCCTACCACCTACCCTTTAGCCGCGGCAACGCCCCTTCGTACCGCCATACCCCACCGTATTCTATCTCACTTGCCGGTTCCACCATCTTGAACTTCATCCCACGCACAAAGTTCGCCACACTCTTTACCCCTACCTTGCATACCCGCTCACTCGCCAATTCCAGGTACCGACACGTCAAGATCCGCGGATTCGGCCCCACCCGAATTACCTCCAGCTCACGCTCTATCCCAACCCGAGCCTCCTCCACTCCAGACGCTTCCTTGCCTTCTTCACTTGCCGCCTCGTCGTTATTTGTTACCACTTCTTTTTTTGCTGTTCCTGCCTTCTTCACTTTGTTAACCTCCCGGTTAAATACTCTGCCACTTGCTTCCATCCGCTTTATCGCCAACTCCCGCATCCAATCCGCTTTCCTGATCGCTAATTCCCGCCAGCGCTTAACCTCTTCCCGATCCCAACCGCGCCGCTCTAATTCCGCG